CCAAGTTAATGGCTCCCCTCCTTGTTGGACTAATTACTTAACTAGAGCAACCTTAGCCTTTGGGTTCTTCTTGTTCCACTGAAGAGCCAACTTGTTGAATGCATCCTTCATAGACTTAATTGCTGCTGCATTATCTGCAGTCAACTTAGCAATCTGTGCATCCTTAGCAAGAAGAGCAGCATCTGATGCTACCTTAGCAGCAGCAGCCTTGTCTGTCTCTACCTTTACTGCTGCAGCAAGTGCTGCATCTGCAGCAACCTTTGCATCAGCAAGAGCCTTATCTGAAGCAGCCTTAGCAGCAACTGCATCCGCAGCAGCCTTTACAACTGCGGCATCTGCAACAGCCTTGGCAGCAAGTGCTGCATCCTTTGCAGCAACCTGAGCAGCAAGTTCTGATACTAGATCACGAACTGCAATTTCTGCAAATGGTGCAAGTGTTGGAGCGGTCAAGCCTACTACTGCTGCTGCAACTGCATCTCCTGCAGTTGTTGGAGCAAATGTAATAAGTGATCGTGTTCCTGTTGTTGGAAGAGTTGCCTTAAAGGTTGCTGTTCCAAAGTCTGTTAGTGTAGCACCAGTTGCTACTGTTGCTGTATCCATTACTGCTGTTGCAGCAAATACTGTTGCAGTAATTGACTTACCAGATACCTTGTTTCCAAATGCATCTGTTGCAGTTACAACGATGTCTTGCTTTGTGCCAGCAGCCCCTGAAGCAGGAGCAGAAACTGTTAGGTTGTTAATTAAACCAGCAGTACCCTGTACATAATATGTAAGTGTTACTGGACCATTTGTGATTACAACTGTTCCGATTGCTGTTGTCTTTGTGTAGACATAAAATGTTGCTGTTGTTCCAGTACCTGTTGCAATTGTCAAAGATGATGATCCTGACGATGCCCCTACTGGTGCAGTGTCTTCATGTAGTTTAGATACGATTGTTGCGTTAGTTGCTGTTGCAGTTACGTTTGTTCCAGCAACAACTGTTGCCACCAACTGAACCACGTCAGCATCGTTAATCTTGTTATCTGCAGGCACTGGACGTGCAATTGCAGTAGTTAGTGCTGTTCCAGCAGTTGCTGGTGCAGCGAATGCCGTACCGTTCCATGTTGTTGCTACAACTGACATGGTGTTAGCACTTGCAGGTGTTGCTACCATTGTGCCCAATGTCATGGCTGCAACCACGGCAAGAGCGATTTTCTTAAATGAATTCATTTTTCTCCTTGTTTGATTAAATTAATTTGTATTCATCTAGGAAATCCTTGATATCTTCAGGAATCTCCCTAGTCTCTAATTCTACCATATCCCTTTGCTTTTGTGCAAGTCGGGATGCAGTAGACCAGGTATGAATCTCAATTTCTAGATTGGAATCCTTACTGGTATGGGATATTGCTCCAAATACCGCCCCACAAACGGCATCTGCCAAGTCCTTAGATTTCTTGCGTGGATGGTCTACTCTATTATTTTTCATAATCTTGAGTTCGCTCATCTCTTCAAGCAACAAAGGAATCATTGGCATAGCAACTCTTTCTTCGTATATCATCATTGCTAAATCTTCATAGTGTTTTTTAGCAACAGAAACAGTATCAGTTCTTATTCCAACAGCCTTTAGTTCATTTTGAATATCAAAGGACTGCCAGCGGTCAAACGATACCATTCCAATATTAAAGCCTTCTCTGCGTAGATTTTGAATCCACAGTTTAACCTCAGATAAATTAACAGGGCCTTCTACCTTTGGCTCCCACCAAGCAACGGCATCAACAATAACAACTGGTGCTACCTGCTGGTAATCTTTAATAACCTGAATACTAACCCACTTATCAACATGTGCAATTGCTACTGCACACTTGTCATGTTTTTGTGCAAGGTCAGCATGAACATAATAAGTTTTTTCTGGATCTGGCTTAAAGCCTGGATCAAATCTTCTATGACTATCCACAGGATTTCTTAAGGTCATACATCTTTCTAGTTTATCTTTTTGCTTAAAGAAAGCATCAGATGAATATGTCGGGGTACAAAGGAAGCGCATCATTGCATCTCCCATATCTTTAAAGAAAGACATTTTAAAATCTTCAATACTTCTAGTAGGGTTTACTTCCCATGTAGGTCTTTTTAGTGCATATACCTTTGGTATTTTATATGAAACAATGTGGTCTTCTTCCCATACAATTTCAAGTTGATTACTTGAATCATCATGTGGTAAATCGGGATTGATTATATAGGTGTGTCTACGTTCTATTACATCTTTATCCATGATTACATCGTCATACCGCTTTGAAATAAAGTCACCCTGATATCTTGGGAAAGAAAGTAAAACAACCTTGCCTAGGTCTGGGAAACGAGAATCTACTGTACCGCTAAAGGCTTTGTAGATATTTTCAGCAGTCTTTCCTTGATCATTTCCAGTACCTACTTCAGATGCAAACCCAGAAATTTCATCAAGGACTGCCATGAGCAAGTTCAAACCTTCATGTGACTCACGCTCTGAGTGTCCAGAATAAACAGTAATTGATTTATCAAACTCAACGCTGTCTGCTTTTGGATTATACTTGCCTGCAAACCATGGAGATCTTTCAATCTTACTTTTAAAACCTTTGAAGAAAACGTTCTTGGCCTGTTGAGCGTTTACTGCAACGTTAATAATATCTATAGCGTCTCCGCTTGGCTTTCCAAAATATCTGGCAGGGTCTTTAAGGCAAAGTAACTTATAAACAACATAAGCACAAGCAACAGTGGAAACAAAATCTTTGCCACTACCTTTACCCAACTGTAAAATGATTTCGTTCTTAGTATATTTTGCATAATATTTGCTACCTTCTACTGATCCCATTAACTCTTCTAAGTCTTCTTTTTTATAAATCTGACTCATAGCCTCAACAATGTCATACTGAATCTCAGATAATGATGGCTGTCCAAGAAAGTCTGGAGACTCAACAAATGTCTTTGCATCTACTGGAATCTCGTCAAAGTTGTTTTCCTTAAGTACTTCTAGGAAATCATTGAACATCGTGGACAACTGTTATTACCTCTCCCTCTTTTGCAATAGAGGAAAGTCTTTGCATAATGATGTCACGTACTTCTGGATGAGATGAAGCAATATCTCTTAAAATTGCAACAAGAACTTCTTGTCTTTTTTCAATTGCAACCATTTCTTCTGCAAGTTCTTTATTCTCAAGAAGTCCAGCCTTTTGAAGCATATCAATACGCTTAGACTCAATATCCATAACTAGTTTAATTGCTGCAGTCTTTGCGCCAAGATTATTAGTCATAGAGGCTTCATCAATAACTTCATACGACTTTGATATAAGTTTTGTATAGTGTGTGTCTGCTCCAACAAGTGCTTCTTTAGCACGGGCACGAATTGCTGAGTTGTCTGAGGCCATAGCCTTCCACTCATTGATAAGTGTAACAACACGGGTGCGTGGAATATCTAATTCTTTTGAGATAACTGTTGGGTCATTACCCTTAAGGTATTCAGAAACTACTGTATTTACCTGATCAAGGTGCTTAACTAGGTCTTCTTCAGTTGACATTATACTTACCTTCTAGTCTATTAATTTCATCCTTGATATAAAAGATTGCTTTTTCTAAGTCTTGAATAGTCTTTGACTCATCCTTAAGTCCTGCTCTCCACAAATACTTAAAGGCATTACCAATATTAAAATTACGATGACGAGTAATTTGTATGCACTCTACGCCAGAAGGATCTGAGACATAGTGAGACGGATGATTGACTTGATCAACCGTAATATGTAAATTATCGCTCATCGCTTACTCTTCCTTAATCCAAATTTTGCAAGGTAGACATACACTGTTTCCACTGTACAGCCACACTCCTTTGCAATTTCCTCTGGAGTCTTTTTATCTAATACGTAGCGCTTACGCATGTAGACTTCTGATGTATATAGTTTACCAGCCATAGTGTTATTTGTCAACCCCTAAAGCCTTATCCCAGTTATGAATAGCCCAATGCCCAATACCAGCAGCATCAGCAACATCATAATCTTCTATATTCTTATCATAAATAATGTCAAGTAATTTAGTTGTTCTTTTCTTTCTAAAGTCACGTTCATACGCCTTATACCAAGACAAAGACTTTCCAGGATTTATTACTCTTACCTGTAGTTGTTCTTCTTTAGATAGTTTCTTGTTTCCTAGATAGTTCTGCCATGTTATTGGAGATACCTTGCCTACCGTTTTGATACCGCACATAGCCGCTGCACCTAGCAGTGCACCCTGCACAAGAGCAAGATCTGCTGCAGTTTTAGGGCTGTTCATAAAAACAGTATGTTCAATAACAATAGCATCTACCTCAATGAACTCACTAAAGAATGCTCTAGTTTTAACTGCAGCGTCCCCCACTTTGGAATAAATATCTTTGCCTTCAAAATTAATCTTGCCAACACTATCAAGTTTGTCATTAATGTAAATAGCAAAGGCAAGGCTATTTGTGCTTGCATCAA